TCAAATTGATGGCTGAAGCATTTCCGGAGTGACGGTGTTGCGGCAGACCTGGCCGAACTCGCTGTGGTAGGTGATCGCGGTGCACTGCCGATCGCTCATCCAGCCGCCGCGCGCAGCGTAGGCGTCCCGGGCGGCCAGGGTCGAGTGCTGGACCACCGTCATGCCAGAGTGCTCCTTTTCCTCGAAATGGTGGCGGTGGCCTGTGTGGGCGTACCTGCGCGTGGTGCCGCCCCAGACCTTCGGGAACTGGGCGGCGAACAGCAGCGGCAGCTGGTCGTTCTTCTTCAGGTGGCCATGGTGCCAGGCCAGCATCGTCTCGCCGTGCTGGTAGACGTAGTACGGCAACTCGGAATCGATCACCTCGACGCGTGGCTCGTTTTCGTACAGCGCCTTGAACATCGCGCGCAGCCAGACGCTCGACGCGAGGTCGTGATTTCCCTCGGCCATCAGGACGACCACCTTCTCATGCCGCTCGAGCGCGAAGCCGATCACTCGGCGTAGGATCCGGATGGCGGTCTGAACCACCTTCTGGAACCGGCCGTCCTGGTCTAAAACGTGGCCAGAGGTGGGTGTACGCCCCTCGATCAGCCCCATGCCGTCGCTGTGAAGGAAGTCACCGAGTTGCGCGACAATGCCGGCCCGCGCTGGCGGGCTGGCCTTGACCATGTGCTCGAAGCAGCCAACCAGCGTGCGCTCGGCAATCTCCAGGTCCCAACTGCCGTTCGGGTCCAGGTTCTCACGGTGCCACGCCCTCATCCCTACATGGGAGTCCGTCAGGGTAAAGACATTGGCCAACTTCTCATTGGTCAGGCGCGGCGCCTTCGCCGGCCGGGCCCGTGGTAGCTCTTCAGCCATCGCCGCGGCGGCCGCGCGCATGAACTCCTCCATCTGCGCCGCGTCCGCGCGGGTCTTCACCCACTGCAATACCGGCTGGCCGTCCTTGTACAGCGTCGACGTGCCCTTCAGCATCTGGCCGGGCGCCACCGGATGCTGCAGGTCGAACTCGGGCGCGTAGCCGCGCGCGGCCGCGGCGACCTTCAGGCGCGCCAGGGACTGCTGGATCGTGGTCTTGCCGACGCCCAGCGCGCGGGCCGCCGGTCGCTCGCCGCCGTGCTCGATGACGGCATCCAGGTAGATGGCCTGTTGCGGGGTGGCGTATTCGCGCAGCTTCGGGTCGTAGGTGATCTTGGTCATGCGTGCCTTTCTTACTGCTGGGTGTCGGAGGCCGGCGGCGCGCTGCGCGGCCAGGCTTCAATCAGGGTGCGCTTTTCGCTGTTGATTCGCTCAGTTTCTGCCGCGCTTTCTCCGCGCTCTCGGTGGCAGCTTTCAAGAAGCTCCCCGTAGGTGCGGACGGTCGCACGTAGGGCATCGGCGGAATAGTCGGGCACTGCCCGGTCGATCCTGGCGACGGCGTCGCGCAGGCCGCCAGCAGCAGCGGCAGAAGTAGCAGCCAGGCTGCGGATGGTCTCTTCACGTTTTGCTCCCTCGGTTGCGGCGGCATCGCGTTGGGCGCGCCAGCCTTCGGTCTGGGCCTGCGCCGCCTTCTCGGCCGCTGCGCTCGCCCGGGCCCACTCGGCGCGGACCTCGGCCCGGCCGGCTTCGCGCGCATGCTCGAGCGCCATGTGCACGCCGTACGCACCGGCGCCGGCCAGCGCGCCGAACACCAGGATCTCGGCCGCCAGCTTGTACCGCGCCAGCGCGGCAATCACGGTGCCGCCGGCAGGTCGTACTGCGCCATGTTCCGGCCGCCCGGACGATTGCCCATCACGGCGATCAGGCTGGAGGCGTAGTTCGGGTCCGTGGCGTAGCCGGCGGCGGCCGCCGCGCGCGCCCAGCCCTCGCCCGTCTTCTCGCGGAAGCACGCGGCATAGCGCGGGTTGACCTTGAAGAACGCGGCCCGGTCCAGTACGCAGGCGGCCCAGCTCGGGTAGGCCCGGAACTTGTCGGTGATGGCGATGCGCTGGCCCTTGACGACTTCGTGCGTCGGCACGTCGACGGTCAGGCCCTTCCAGGCCTTATCCGCCTTCACGCCGAACAGGTTGTTACCCGGCGCGCGGCTGCCCCAGCCCGACTCGAGCGCCGCCTGAGCGATCGTGAAGCTGGCCGGGATGCCGGTGGCGCGCTGGCAGGCCTGGGCGCCAGGCAGGATCTGGGCGATGAATTCGGCGGGGGTCATTGGCTCGACTCCTTGACCTTGGCCTTGCGCACCGCCAGGATCACCTTGAGCGAGATGCCGAGAACGCCCGCGACTCGCACGGCGTCTGCGGACAGGTACGGGACCAGCTCAGGCAGATGATCAGCAATGGCCTGCATCACGCTATCTGCGTTATCGACCAGCAGCGCGAGCAAAACGGCCAGGACGGCGCTGAACTCTTTGTCGATAGCATGGAGCCGCTCTTTCAGTTTTTTCATTTCAGCCTTTCGAGAGATGTTGAATCGCCCACGCCAGCGCGGCGCCGGCAGTGGATGCGGAGCCACCGACGAGCATCAGCGTCTTCCACCCGCCGCGCGCCTCCGAAAGGGTAAGCAGCACCTGATCGAGCTTGGCGGTCAGTTGCTGGTTGCTCTCTTGGAGATCGGCCATGTTTTTGTTGAGGTGTCCGACCTGAACTTCGAGTCGGGCGATGTCGATGCGCGCCGTTGCCAGCGCTTCTGCGTGTGATTGATCGATCACGGGGTACCCATAAAAAAACCCGCCGAAGCGGGCTGGTTGAAATTTTCGTGACGGTCACACATAGGCGATCACGCCCTTCGGCCTGTCGACCATCTGCAGGTCGATCGGGCGCACCCGCTTGGTCTCCACGGGGTCGAGCAGGCGCACGCCGCCGGCCAGGACGATCGCGAACACGAGGTCGGAGCACCACCACTTCGAGTCGTCCGACCATTCGGTGGAATAGGTGAACGGGATGCCGACGGCGCCCGGCCAGTCGTAGCCCTTCCCCACCTGGGCCTCGGCGAACGCGATTGCCGCGTCGAGGTCCGGAACCCACACCGGCATATCGCGGAACACTGCGATGCCGGACATGATCGCCGGCACGCTGGCGGCGCGGCAGCCGTGCGTCATCGACGCCTCGTAAGCGCGGTCCTTGATGATGGCGATGGCGTGGCTGAACTGCCGGCTGCCGGACGCCACGCCGATGGCCAGCGACAGCGGGTTATACGGCCAGCGGCTGGTGAGCCGGACGGTGATAATTCCTGGGCGCGCGGTCATGCGAGTCCTTTCATCAGGTTGGAGAGGTCTGTTGCGAATTGCTCAGCGCGGCCGGTCAGCTCGTCGGCGCCGGTGGCGTGGCGCGCATCCTCCTTGGCGGCAAGGCGCAGGTCGCGGATGTCGTCGAGCAGGTCGTACCAGCGGTCCGCTGTGGCGATGATGTCGTCGGCCGCCTGCTGCGCAGTCCACTCGTTGCGCCACTTCGCCGCGGCCCAGCCGGCCACGTTGCGCGGCACGTCGCCGGTCGGATAGTCGGCTGCCTTGAAGGCGCGCGCCTGGGCTTCCGCGCGCTGGTACTCCGGCGTGTTGGTCTGCTTGGCGATCACGGCCAGCCGAGCGGCGTCGGCCGCGCTGTCGATCTGGTCGATGGCGCGCAGGACCAGGTCGGCGAGCGATGCTGTCTCGACCCATACCGGCTCGCCATGCCATTCGAGCACTGACGTCGGCGTGGGCTCGGCAAAGGAAAGCTTGCCTTCCCATGCGTAGTACACCTGGCCGTTGCGCGGCAGCGGCTGCGGGTCGTTTTCAGTCCGGCCCTCCCCGCGCAGGATGCGGTTGGTGGCGACTTCTACCGCCAAATACATACCCATGTGTTTCCTCAAGTAAATATGCAAGTCACCAGCGAGCCACCGGTGTGCGTGGTGCCGCCGGCGACGAAGTCGCAGTAAACATAAAAGTCAACGCCGTCCTCGTTGGCCAGGCCATTGGCGTTCACGTACAGCGTGGCCTGCGTGCCATCCGCAGAGACGGCAAGGCGTGCTGCCGTCAAGCCGGCGGTAGTGACGCGCCAGCTGCGCGAGGTGACGTTTGGCGCATTGCTGCTGGCGATGTACGTACCGGCAAACTGCTCATTCCGCCGAGGCAGGTTGAAGATCGGCGACGAGCCACCCGTATTGATCTGCACGCTGTAGATGTAGTCGGTGGCGGTGGCGACGTTCACCAGCTGCAGCGGGTTGGCCAGGGTCGGGTCGTAGATGAGCTTGGCGCCATTGGCGGCGACGATGCTGAATTTCGGGACCCCGTCGACCAGGCCCTGCCAGATGCCAGGGTCCGCATTGAAGGAGCCAGCCTTGAGGGACAGCGACACGCCGATGCGCACCGCACCGAAGGTGCCGGTCGAGCCGCTGACGTCCGCCTTCACAGCAACGCCATTCGCGCCGAGCGTTACAGCCGGCTGGCCGTCCGCGGTGTAGTGCACCAGGCCGTACTGCGACATCAGCGTGCCGTAGCCGCCAGTGCGATTGCCGGCGCCGTCGGTCGTAAGCGTCCCCGATGCGATGGCGCCCGCCGTCTGCAGCGTGATCGGAGCACTCAGAATGTTGGCGGCGGTCTTGCTGAGCTTGTCGCCGAGGGCATTGAAGGCGGCATCGCCGTTCAGCGCGCGCGAAGCCAACAGCCCAGCCTCGGTGCCGCCGACATAGGTGCCAGAGGGCGCGCCAACGGTGGCGTTGTCCTGCGGCTTCGTTGGCCCGCCAACGTCCGCGAAGTTGTTGGACGACATAGCGCCAAATCGCACACCAGAAAGGCTTGTGCCCGTTGTCACAAAAGACGAGTCGAAGAACAGCGGGGCCGTGATTGCTGCTGGCCACTTTCCTGATGAATTCACGCCAGTTAGAACAACACCGTTTTTCATCATTACAATGTTCGTGCCGTCGTATTGCATCGACAGGCAATCGCCAACCACGTAATTACCGATCAGGCCTTTCTCGATGCCGTTTTGGTAATGGAAGATCCCTCCAGTCAGGTTGGTATAAATGGCGAAATCGATGCTGTCATAGGAGAAGTTCCAGTCTGGATCCGTGGTCAGCCCGAACATGAGTTCGCATTTGACGTCGATTACAGCACTGGCATAAGCGCCTCCGACGAAGCCCTCCTTACTTCGAGCATCAGAATTCCAGTTGCCGTCGGCACCGGTTTTCGTAAGCTTGTTTCCGTCAACACGCACGCCGCGCCCGATAAACTGCGCGCCATACCCAAGTGCGTCGAGGCTCTGCTCGCTATTCAGCGTGCCCGGCGGTGCATAGGCGGCGGGCAATGCTGAGCCGGCGGCCAGGATGACGATGCCGGCGGCATCCTTGATGCTGAGTCCGCGCGTGTCGATCTTGTCGGCCGCTACGGTGTTCTTCACCAGCAGGCTGCCGTTGATGACCTGCGACACCGCAATCCATGCGCTGCCGTTCCAGTACCGGGTGCTGGCGAAGCCGGCGGCCTGGTTGTAGAGCGTCACCACGTCCAGCATCTGCGGCGTGCCGTAGCCGGTTTGCGCGATCGCCGCGGTGGCTTCGCTGTCCGACCACGCAGTGCCTGCGGTGCCGGCCGAGATGTCGACGGTGCCGCGCTGGCCGGGCTGGCCCGGACTGCCCGGTACACCCTGATCGCCGCGGAACTTCGACCAGGTGTAGTCGGCCTTGTTCGTCGACTCGGTGGCAGTGACCTTGTTCACGGCGATGCCGATGTACATAGTCGAGCTGGTCGGCACATCGTACAGCCCGGTGCCGTCCGGGACGTCCGAGTATTTGATCCACGTGTAATAGGTCGTGCCGTCCTTGCCCGGCTGGCCCGGCACGCCCTGCCCGCCCTGATTCAGGGACCAGGCATAGTCGGCCGGGTTTTCGCTCTCGACGGCGGTCGTCTTGTTGTAGGCGAAGCCGATGTAGGCCTTGTTCGTTGGATCGTCGCTCAGGCCTGCGCCCGCGGCGGAATCCGCATACTTGATCCAGGTGTATAGCGCTGGGCCGGGCACGCCCTGATCTCCCTTGAACCGCGACCACACGTAGTCGCCCGGGTTGCTCGACTCCGTCGCCGTCGTTTTGTTGACCGCGATGCCGATGTAAAGCGTGTTCGCATTGGGCACGTCGTACGGAGCATTGCCGTTCGCGCTGTCCGAATACTTGATCCAGGTGTACAGCTGCACACCATCCTTGCCCGGCTGGCCCGGGACGCCGTCGGTACCTTTAATCAGGGACCACGTGTAATCCGAAGCGATGGTCGACTCGATCGGCGAGGTCTTGTTGTACGCCAGGCCGATATAGGCCTTGCCGGTCGGGTCGTCCGAGAGGCCGGCGCCGGCCGCCGAGTCGGCGTATTTGATCCAGGTGTAGGTGGTCGAGCCGACAACGCCATCCTGCACCTTCGTAATCGTGCACGGCTTCGTGTAGGTCCGACCATTGACGGTCGCGCTGGCGATGACGGTGACGCTCGATCCCGTCATGGCGGCGCCGGCCACGGTAACGGAGCGCGCCTGCACGTTGGCCAGCGGCGCGCCGGTGGCGTTGAACGTCAGCGGCGCATCCAGGTCGATCAGCGTCGCCGTGAAGGTGATCGATTCCGGCGTGATCGAGCCATCGGCGCCCACCTTGAACAGCGGTGCCGACGGCAGCAGCTGGATGTCTGCCGTCGGCAGGTTGACGCCGCGCGCGGCCGCAGCCTGCAGCGTCGTGTCGATGAAATTGACTACAGTAGCCATGCGGCTCCTTAGATTGATTCGATGTCCAGCTTCGTGCCGTAGCGGATGGCCATCTGCACCGCCACCTCGGAATCGCTCATGCGCTTGCCGATCAGTGTGTGGTCGCGCTCGAGCGCCAGGTCGGCGTGGCCGGGGTAGAGGCTGAAGAACACCGGCCGGGCCCGGCTGCCGCGCAAGATGCTGGCCAGCGCGGCGCGGTCCTCCGCCGGCATGTATTCCAGCTCGATCGCCACCTTCTTGTGGATCGTCGACGCGCGGCTCATCAGGTCGCCGGCGCCGGTGCGGTAGTGGGTCGTCGCATCGACGTCGGTGGCCGAGCCCGAGGTCGGGTTGTAGGTCGGCGACCAGTACTGCCCGATCACCAGCTGTGCAGCCTCGATGTAGCCCTGCAGGTTGTTCGTGTCGACCAGGTCGATGGCGAACGCCCTGAACTGCGTCACCGGGAACCAGGCGCGCGCGTACGCGCCGCCACCGTAGGCGTAAGCGCTGGCGGATTTCGCCGCGGTCCAGCCCTCCAGAACGATGGCCGGCGCCGGGCACGCCGGCACGACGCCGCTGTCGTAGTCGTAGCTCTGCCAGGTGTCGATGTAGCCGGCCGGCCGCGCGCCCGGCGTGCCGCCGCTCGGAAAGTAGCTGGTCGGGGCCGCGCCCGTCTCCAACTGCGCGCCCCAGAACTCCACCGCCCCGCCGCTGGGCAGGTAGTGGAAGCTGCCAGTGGCGGCCGTCGCCGTGAACGTCATCGAAACCCGGTACCAACCGCCGCCGATGGCGACCGCCGTCGACCCGGCGCCGGAGATGGCGCCAGTCGCAAAGGCGAAGACCGCGGAAGCGGAGGTGCCGCCGCCATCCTTCAGCAGCGTCGCACCGGTGCCGCCGGCCGACTTCACGAACTCGCTGTAGGTGTAGGTCGTGCCGACCGCCATGCTCGACACCGCGCGGTACCGCGAGCCGTTACTGATGCGGATCGTGGTCGTGGTGCCGTCGGGCGCGGCGCCGGCATTCACCACCGTGCCGGTATCGCCATTGCTGCTCATGGCCGCGCCGGAGCTGGTGTTGGTGAGCAGGTTCGTCGCCGGCAGCTCATTCGACAGCCGCAAGCGCATCGTGGTCGTCGGCGAGAAGTTGCCGAGCAGCGCGACCCCCGACGCCGGTTCGGGCGCTGGCAACGTGCCGCCGATCCTGGCGGCCGTGCCGGTGGCGCGCCAGACGTCCGATTTCTTGTCGGCGACCAGGTTGGCGACAGCCAGGAGGCCGTCCGTGCTGCTGGCTGTAAGCGTGGCGCGGCGCGCCGCGTTGCTGGCGATGATGCGCAAATTTGCCATGGGTTCCTTAAATCGTGACTTCCGCCGTAACGGCGTAGGTGCCGAAGTTCGTGGTCAGGCTGGTGACCAGGCCGGGCTTGCCGGCGTCCAGGCCGAAGCGGTCGCTGAACAGGTTGCGCGCCTCGCCCAGCTCGACCAGCATGCCGGCCGGCGTCAGCTCGACGCGGTAGGTCGTGCGCGGCACCTTGACGATTGCCAGGCGCCGCTCGGCCTCGGCCTTCGCGTCGGCCAGCGTCAGCAGGCAGGTTTCGATCGGCGCTGGGTCGGCGTACAGGCTGTATGCCGCCTGCGTCGCGGTGTCGACCTCGGTATAGGTTTGCCACTCGGTGGCGAACATCTGCTTGTGCTCAGGCGGGAGCGAGACCTGGCCGAGGCTGGGCTGCGTGGTGTAGTTGCGGCAAAACCCGATCTGCACCGCCGCGGCCGCCGTCGACCGCGCCACCGGCGCCAGCGTGTCCTGAGCCTGCATCGAGCGAGGGATGCCCAGCGCCGCACTGGCCGGGATCGCGTATTGCAGGAGCCGGAGCTTTCCCACCATCGACGGAATCAGCTGCGCGCCTTTGCTCGATGCCAGCTGCGCGATGGCCGCAAGCACGTTGGTCCGGTCGAGAATCGCCAGACCGACCGGCTGCGGGTTCTTTACGTTGAACGCCAGGAAGTTCGCCGCGTCGATGTCGTCCACAGTCATGCGCGTGGAGGCCTTGCCGTAGGACGTCGCCAGTAGCTGCACCAGCGAGGCGATAGTGTTCCGGTAGATGCCGCCGATCTTGTCGCCCTGGACGCTGCAGGTGATGGCACCGGGCCCGACCGCGGTGTTGAAGGCGAAGCGGCCGTTGGTCGGATCGTCCGTCACGTCCGGCGAGCGCTTCTTGCCGTCGGTGCGCGGTTCGATCAGCCCCTCGGCCGGTCCGCAGTGGTAGTAGTAGCGCCCGGTCACCGAGTCGTACTTCGGCGTCATGTTCGGCACCTCGCCCAGCGCGACCGGGTACAGCGTGCCGTCGGCCATCTTGGCTTCCGACACCGGGGTGTTCAGCCGCTGCAGCGCGTCCCGGAACTTCAGGACGAGCGTCGAGCGGTCGGCGCCGTAGGCAATGTCCGCCAGGTTGCCGACGAAGGAGAGCCGAAAATCCGACTCATCCCACCGCACGTCGCCGACGTAGACCTCGACCCGTTGATTCGCCCACACATCAGCGAACCAGGAATCGAACTCGCCGTTGACGTTCCAGACCTCGACGTCGCCGGCGGACAGCTTGGCGTCGCCATCGATCGAGATCGACCGGCTGATCTCGAGGTCCTTGGCGATCGCCGCGGTGTACGGCGCGCTGGCCGGGCCCGTGAAAGGCCCATTGGCCAGGCGCCGCACTACGGGCTGCCCGTTCACCAGGCAGTTCACGCGATACAACGTCACGCGCTGCGCGGTCGAGTCTTCGAGCCACGCAGCGTATTGCGCATCAGAAATTGTCATTCGAGAGTTACCTGTTCGACTTTGGTGACGGTGGTCTTCGCCACCACCTTGTTCAGGCCGTCAACGATTGCTTGCTGACCTTCGGCATTGGTGGTGATCTGGTCGCCGGTCTGCACGTTTTGATCCTTGCGCAGGCCGGCCACCTCGCTTTGCACTGCCTTGATGGCCGTGCCGAGCGCCGACAGTGCGGTACCGATCACATTCGCCGCGTTCGGCGCAGC